ACGTGGAAATCACAAAAACTAATAGGATTTGTAAGATGGAAAGATGAGTTTGGACAAGAGTATGAAGATGTAGTATCAGAAGACTATGTAAAGAATCCTGATAGAGATGAAAAAATAGAATGGAAGTGGGTAAATGAAGTTTGGGAAGGTTACAAAGTAGGTAGAGAAGATTTCTTGGGAATCAGACCTTTACCTTATCAGCGTAATGAACTAAATAATATTTCTAGGTGTAAGTTACCTATTAATGGTAGGTGTTATTCTGATGACCATGCTTCTAACGTATCTGTGTATGAATTGATGATAGAATGGGTAAAACTATTTATTATTTGTAATTATAGGTTGGAAAGAATGATTGCTAAATCCAAAGATAAAATTCTTTTGTTGGATAAAGCAGTTATTCCACAAGATGCTGAATGGGATGAAGAAAAGTTTTTCTACTATGCAGACACATTAGGATTTGCTTTAATTGATAGATCTAATCGTCAAGCAGATAGAGCTTTTAATCAGTATCAAGTATTGGATATGCGATTGTATGAAGATATACAAAGCATGATTCGTTTATTAGATTGGATTAGACAACAATGTTTTGATACAATTGGTTTTTCTCAACAACGATTAGGAGAAATAGCTGCATCTGAAACAGCTACCAATGCTACAAACGCTGCATACGCTTCAGCAGTAATTACAGAAGATTTGTTTTTAAAACACGAAGAGTTTTTACAAAGAGAATTGCAAGGTTTGTTAGACTTGTCGAGGATAGCATATAGAAATGGTTATAAATCATTGACTTATACAAATGATAGAAGATTAGAGTTGATAAACATTAATCCTGAATTGTATTCGTATATGGATTTAGCTATTATGGTATCAAATAATTCTAAACAAAAAGAAAAACTAGATTCTTTGAAAAATTTGATACAACCTTATTTACAAAATGGTGGTAAAATGTCTTCTGCAATAGAAGTATTAGAAGCTGAAAATACTGCAAAGATTAAACATGTATTAAGAGAGATTGAAAGAAAAGAGCAAGAGCAATTAGAAAGACAAGCTCAAAATGAACAAGTTACTAAGCAAGAACATGAAAAAGAAATGTTAGCATTGCAACAAGAACAAGCTCAAATACAAGCATTGTTTAAAGAAAGAGAAATTAATTTGAAATACGACCGTGAAGAGCAAATAGCGTATATTGAAGGAGATATTAAAATGGAACTTGAAAACATTAAATTATCTGGAGATACAAGCGGTGATGTAAATAAAAATAATGTTTTGGATATTAACGAAGTTCAGAAAAGAGCTATTGATAGAGAAAAGATTTATACAGATCGTATGGAAAAATTAACTAAAATAGATCTGCATAAACGCGAACTTGATTTGAAAGAAAAAGACATGAAGCTTAAACACGAACAAACAAAGATGAAAGTGGAAGCTGAAAAGTATAGAGCTGATAGTCAAGTAAAAATTAGCAAAATAAACAAATAAATAATTAATTTTACCGGTAAATAAAATAAATAGCTATGACACAGAAATCATTGAAAGATTTAATTAGCACTGCTTCTGATACTACAGAAGTAAATGATGCTGAAGAAGCACAAGATATTACTTCAGCAGAAGTAGTAGCAACAGAAACTGCAAAAGAAACACCTGTAGTTACTGAAGTAGAAGAGAAAAAACCTAAAAAGAAAGAAGAAAAAGAAGTAGAAAAAACAGCTTCTTTGCAAGAAATTCTTAGTGTAAAGGAAGATACAGAAGAAGTTCCTGAACAAGAATCTTTTTGGTCAGATCTTGAAAAACTTGCAGGAGAAACAGTTGAAGTAGATTTTGGAAATGTAGATCCTGTATCTCCTGAAGGAGCATTGATTTATGCAAAAGCATTTAGGGATAAAGGTATTGAAGAATTTGAAAAACAACTTGCTGAATTGTATCCTAAAGAATATCAAGCTTTAGTTCTACGTCAAGAAGGACAGGACCCATCTATATTGTATAAAGATACAGTATTTGATTATGCTAATCTTGAAATAGTAGAAGAAGATGAAGATATGCAAAAAGCGATTTTAAAAGAAGATATGAAATCGCAAGGAGTAAGTGAAAAAAGAATTGAAGCACTTATTAAAACTATTTACAATTCTGGTGATTTGTATACAGAAGCTCAAGAATCTTTAAAAAGATTAAGAGAAGAACAGTCTAGAGAGTTTCAATATGAGTTGGAAAGAATTAATCAAGAAAAAGCAATTCAACAAAATGAAATTGGTACGTTTAGTAATATTGTAGAGGATGTAATTACAAATGGTCAAATTGGTGATTTTGTAATTAATGATAAAGATAAAAAAGGATTCTACGATTTTCTAGCAAATAACATACAGTATAGCGATGGTAATTTTTATGCAGTAGTACCTCTTGAAAAAGATATTGCTAAATTGAATAAGCAACTACAAACAGAGTACTTTAGATACAAGAATGGTAATCTAAAAGATATTGTAGTAAAACAAGCTATTACAGAAAATGCTAAAAAGCTAAGAGCAAATATTAAAGATGCTACAACAGGTGGAGGAGTAAGCAAAGAGCATCCTTCTAAACCTAACTGGAATCAAGAATTGAAAAGTAAATTGAAATTAGGTAGTTAAAAATTGTAAAAACATTTATAATAATAAGTTGTTAAAAAGGGTTTGGTTTGTTTCCAAATCCTTTTTTTATTTACGTCAAATTTAATGTAAAACTAAAACCCCTTATAACAATGCAAGGATTTCCTATTAAACTTACAATGCAAGAAATGATCTTTGATCCAAAGTCAATGTTGGATGAAGACAATTTCTACAATCAACGACATGGTAAACCTGATGAACTAACTTCACAGGTTATCTACATGTTGGGTGATTATGGTAACAATTTCCCTATTTCTATGGCTGTTGCTTCAGACATCCTTGGAAAAGCAGGTGGAAAAGTTTCTAAAATGAAAGATATCCAGTACACTTATCCTATCATGGGTAGGGATTTCAAAGCTTCTCGTCTAGCAGTAGATTGCGTAGCTTCTGGTTCTATTAACTCAAGTGCTACTCCTGGTATCGGTTTCACAACTTTTAAACTTCGTTTTACTGACAACTGGATTAAACGTCAATATATTATTCAGTCTGGTCGTGGTCTACAAGCTCGTGTTCTAGGTGATCCTATTTTTATTGATGGTCAATACGAATATACTTGTCAACTAGCTTCAGGTTCAGCTACTGATTATTGTCCTGATTCAGAATTGGTTGGAGGTACTGCTTGGATTGAATTGTTTGCTGCTGTTGCAGAATCAGAATCTCGTGGTACTGAGCATAAAATGGTTGCTCCTGGTAAAGTGAAAAACCAAATGACACATATTCGTAAGTCTATGTCATGGGCAGGTAACTCAGCTAACAGAGCAATGTCAATGAAACTTAAAACTGATAGCGGTGAAACTAATCTTTGGATGGATTATTTCATGTATCAATTTGAAAAAGCTTGGTTGAATGAGTGTGAGCACATGTATTGGTATTCTCACTACAATCGTCAAGACAATGGTCTTGTTGAATTGAAAGATGCTATCACAGGTAAACCAATTCCTACAGGTTCAGGTTTGCTAGAACAAATTGGTAACTACTCAACTTACACTCGCTTGTCTTATGACTTGTTGACTACTAAGATTGGTACTGCTCTATTTGGTCAGTCAGATACTTCTAATATGTCAATTACTCTTTACACAGGTAGAGGTGGTATGAGGGAAATTGACCGTGCTCTTAAATCTAAAGCTTTGGGTGCTACTGGTCTTGTTCCTAATTATGCTGATAACAATGAGAAGTTTATTAAAGGTTCTGGTTGGGATCTTGAACTAGGTGGATTCTTCAACGGTTTTGCTCACATTGATGGTTATACCATTAAAGTAAAACACAACCCTGTATTTGATATGGGTTATATCGCTGAAGCTCAACGTGTTGGTGGTGTTGTTCACCCTGAAACAGGTTATCCTCTAGAATCATATCGTATGGTGTTCATTGATGATTCAACTTATCAAGGACAACCTAACCTACAATATGTTACTTTGGAAGGACGTGATGAGATGCAACATGGTATCATTAAAGGAATGGCTCCTGTACCTAAATCTCTACAACAAATGTTTGGTGGTTCTGATGGAATTATATCTTCTGATGTAGATTCAGCTTCTTACCATCGTTTGAAAGTTGGAGGTGTTCAACTTCTTCGTTCTAACAAATGTTTCCATTTTGAAATGGTACAGTAATTGTTTTTTGTTTTTCATAGTGTAGTAAAGTGCAAAACTCCTTTCTTTTAGAGAGGAGTTTTTGTTTTATTAATAATTACTTGTTACTTTGCAAAATATTGTAATAAAATAATTAAAATTAAAACAAATAAAACGCTATGACCAACAATGATCCGAGTTCAAAACGAGTAGTCATTAAAAGAAAAATTGTA